GTTGCAACGTTAACGGTTGAAGCCCCAGTATTTGTATTACCGACAATAAACCTAACTTTCATTCCGGTGAAATAAGCATTAGGAGTCTTTTTACCACCGACCGCCGATAACACATAGGCATCTGCAACGCCTGAATCTGTATAGTATTCGCCACCAGCAGCATAAATTGATGATGCAATGCCAAGTTGATTAAGATTACCAGTTGACGGAGTTTGCCCTGTGCCAGTAATAATATTATTTACTTCACCGGTTACGCTATTAAGCCACGTATCTTCGACGGCGGGAGCGGAGTTATTGACGAAAGTATCTGCTTGAACACCCATTTTTTTACCTTGCTTTTTATAGATTGCCGTATATTATTTGTGTATTGGCTGGTTTAACAATTTCCATTACAAGACTTAGTAAACTTGTATTAATCGCACTTGGTGTAAATGGCACATCATAAGGCGGAAAATTTGTTACACCGTCTGTTGCGAATATTACAATTATATACCTTGAATCAGGAGTAGAACTAGGAATAAATGGAACGTCATAAGGTGGATAAGCAGTATCTTGTAAAGCCCTTATATAAACATCCGTAAACCCCAGCGCGACTGCCAATTCCGCCATTTGTATTGCTGTTTGCACATTCATTTTTGCAAATTTAAGCAACACATTTAATCGCCTTTCGGCATTTGTTCCTGTAGCTGGAAAAACACCATCGGGAATACCCAGCGCCGATTCCCAGCGGCTTAATAATTCATCTGTAACTAATATATCATAATCTTCCGATATATTGTTAACATCATCATACGCTCTTTTTAACTCCCCAGCAAGCCCAGTGATTAATTTTCCGAAATTAGATGTTGTAACTCCGGCAGAAAAGAACGCACTTCCTGACGGCAAAAAGGCCGCAAGATTTGATTGATGTTGTTCCGCTGATTTACTTTTAAATAATTTCATTATGGATAAGTAATACCTCCCAAGGTTGGAAGCTCACCAACACCAATTGCCACATCGCCTGACGGTGCTGATAATGTAAAATCGGTTATAGTATCGCCAGTTTCAGGATCAATTGTTTGGTATATAGTAGAATTATAGGAAAAGGCTCGCAAATCAGAACCCACGCTTGTTGATTCTTGAAATAGTGCCTCTAAATTTGCGGTAATGGCATCTTGCATAGTGCTTGTATTTGGAGTTAGTGCCGTAAATGTAAACGGAACACTAACTGCCGTTGGAGCTTTTACCATAAAATCAACATCAGCAGTATTAGCTGGTTTTATAGTTAATAATTCTGTTTTTAGTGTGGTTACTTCACTTGGCGAAGGAATGATACTTGCGTCATTATCACGAGTGAAATAAACAACAACTTGGCCAAGTGCAACCGTTGGACTAACTAAAATAGTGCCTGTCGCTGGTGTTGTTGGAGTGCCTTGTACTACATAACAAAAAGTAGTTGTATCAATAACTAAAATTCTTGCATCACTAACGTTATAATCCGTTTCAACCGCACCTGTTATTGTAACGGCCATGCAATCTTCTAACCCATGCGCCGTAGTTGTTACTACGGTTGCAACATCACCATCACGATTTATTGAAGTTACAGCTAAATCATCACCATACGCATCACCAGAAGCGTAAACAAAAACTCTTGTCACGCCGGCAACTTCTTTTGCTTTTGCCACAATGTCATTCACATTAAAATGTGATATTGGATTTTGATATATATCTATAATTCTTGTACGTAAATCTGCATCGGATTCCAAATCAGTACCGCCGGCAACTTCTCCATATTGCACAATAGCCGTATCATCTACGCTTGCAAGCGGACTGCCAAAGGTTAATTGAGTTCCGCTAGCTAAATTCTGGTCTTCACCAAAATCTACAGATTGAACTGAAACGGAAGCTAAATCTGCCGCCGCTAAAATAGTACCGGTTGCTGGTGTTGTCGGAGATGTAGCAATTTGATATGTAAATGTATCAAGCCCTGTAACTGTAATTTCTTGCACACCATTATAGCCAGTTTCAACCGCACCAGATATAGTTACATCTTGTGTCGATGCAAATTGATGGTTACTTGTTGTTGTTGCCGTTACTGTCGTTCCGCTTCTAGTTAAACTTGATATTGATACACTAGTTGCTGTAATGGTTGCCGTTGCCGTTACTTCAAAAACATTACCTAAAGCATCAACTAACTGCGTTGTAATTGGTATAACGCCGCCAACCGTTCCTGTTGCTGTAATTGCACCTACTGATTGTGTTGCTGCATTTCTTGTTATGCCTTTATAAATTCCCCAGCGTTCTAAAAATTCACCTGTTGCAGTATCAACAAACAATTCACGAATCAAAATATTAAGCTGTAAATAAAAGTCAAATATACGCCCTGCAAAGCTATATATAATAGCTCCAAGAAATGAATTTTTGAAAAAAGGGTTTGATTCCGGCAAAGCAAGCTGTACGTCTGTTGCCGCTCTATCAATAACTTGTTTTTGTGATGTTGGTATATTAAAAACCATTATGCTTGCCCCGAATTATTCCACAAATCAAAATATCTAGTTTCAACAATGCTCGAACCACGGTCAATAACGATAGCTAAAGTAATACCATTAATTGTAAATGCACCTGTAACATTAACACTTTCTGCGTGGTTATTATCAACTAACCATTGTAAACTATTTCGAGCAAAGTCGATAGCATTATTTAGTGTGTCTTGTGTATTACGTGCCTGATTTAATAACCATAGTTTTGAACCAACTTCCGACAATGGAAAATCTTTTGCAAATTGATTTCCCCACCAGCCACGCCTTAATTCAGAACGTGGCACTTGGCTTTGTGTTGCTCTTGCATCGGCAAATAATGAAACTGTAATGGATGTATCAAAACTATCAACAGTTTTAAAATCACCATTTTCAAAAGTAAAATCATAGATTCCCGAATCTTCATTTTGTATTAATGCAATATCTATTGGCATGTTTTTACCTATGGTAATGTATTAGGAGATAGTGGTGCGCTTGTTGGATTACCAGCTGTTGATGAGGTATGTAAATGAGCATTATATTTTGATTCTAATGTTGTAAAACTTAATGCCGTGCCAGTACCATAAAACGCCGTTATTTCACCTGTAACCCTCAATGTGCCATTAACTGTAATTGTCGGAGATGTTATGGTTGTATTACCTGTAACGTTGGCTTGTAGCGTTCCGCCAACAGTTGCTGACATATTACCAGTGCTATTAATTGTAGTATTTCCCGTTGTTGTAATAGTAGTATTTCCACCCACGGTTAAATTACTATCGCCAGTTATTGTAATATTTTGATTGTTCTTGCCAATGATTTCTATATCACCATTTTCCAAAAACTTTACATAACTTAAAGTTACAGGATTTCCACAAACCACTTCACCAGATTTCAATCCTTTAAAACGTGTCTTTGGATTGTCAATAATTGCTGCAATATTATCTTCTTGCCCCATAACATTAAACATTAATGCTAAAGAACCTATTGGCGCATAAGAATAAACGCCATACGGATGTATCACCTGTACATTACTTACTTTATCCGATGCCCATTTGACTTGTGCAAAAGCAAATTGGTTTGTATCCGCTGTGTCACGAGATACAGTTCCTCTTTTTATTAAATTTCTAACAAAAGTTCCTATGCTCATTTTATTAATTCGGATCTGTCCATGTTAATTCATCGCCTTTTTTATTGGCTTTTTTATTGCGTTTTCTAGTTGCATCTTCAACTTGCGATTCGAGTGTATACGAATCAGCATCAACTAAGGTTATTATTGTTGTTGAGCCATCGTTAACACTAAGTTTATATTCAACTGATTTTATTAATAAAGTAGCATTTATATTGCAAAAGTCATCTGTTACTTTTACTAATAAATTAGGTTTCCATATTTCTGCTTTACTAGAATCTAAGAAATAACCTTGCACCACAGCTTTATATTCGGTTGACCTCGTTCTTGCAAGGTTTGCCGTCCAACTTGCCAATTGACTTAAATTAGTTGTTAGATCCGATGTTTCAGAAATAACTTCCGTTATTCGTGTGTTGCGTATGGTATTATCAATATAACTTCCAGTTTGCACTGCTACATTTTCAAGTGCAACATCGCCAAAACTTAATGTCGAACTAGGGCTTTGTTGCGACTGCATAACATATTTGTAAAATCGTTTAGTAAAATCATAATTCACTGTTGCGGATTTAATATTATTAAATTGACCGCCTATAATATTTTCCAATACGGCCGAACTTACAATAGTTGATGCCCTTGCTAAAACAATATTGCCCTCACCATCCGTAGTTATTAAAATCTGTCTTTTTCTTGCATAACTTTCGATAAATTCAAAAATGGTTTGACTAACAGGGCTACTTGATGATTCAGCATCATTAAAAGCCGTTATACTTGAACCAGTGTTATTAATAACTGAAATTGTCGATAATCCATTATCTGATAAAACTTTTTGAATGATTTTAACTAGACTTTGCCCGCTAAAATTCTTTGCGCCAATGATTGTAGAATCAATAACATCACACGTTCTATCACGTCCTGAAATTGATATACTATGGCTAGAAGCATCATAAGAAACACTGACCGATTCAACAAATCCATTAATAACAGGAATATTGCCAATATATACTTTGCAAGCGTCTTGTGCTGCTATTGGAAAAACCAAAGTATCACTTGAAGTTGCAGAAAAATCAAAGCTACCACTGATTGTTTCGATGCTTCTAAACACCGTTATATCAGTAAAGCCTGTATATCTATTGCCATTTACTTCAAGTGTTATCATAATTTTACAATGTTAATATATTTACATTGTCATCAACAAAAGACGAATCAATCGTGTTGTTTAAATTCAATAAATCATTAGTTTTATCAACACTGCCATAATACTGATAACACAATAATGTCATTGGCATTTCTTGTGTTGTGATTGAGGCTATTTTAAAAGCATTCACTGCCCGATTTTCAAGGTATTTTGTAACAGAAACACGCTGCGTTTTAATG